AGAAAACGGTGTCAGCCTTACAAGAATTAGAATGAGTCGCGGGTATGAAAATGACACGAGATTCATAGCAGGCAAGTCAAACGGTGGTACCGATACAGGCGACACCATCACCTTGCGAAAGATTGGTTCACGTTCAACATATAATAGAACCAACTATCTATACTACACAGAATCAAGCTATGAATCGGCTCTGGCAGCAGGAGTTGTAGTAGGAACACAGGTAGCTGTAACAGACACAAGTTGGCCTGCTGGTACTCGTGTGCAGTTTATAGAAGAAAAAACTTTTGGTCTCGTAGATGTAGGGCAGACTACATTTTATCTAGTATTTTACAGCTCGACATCTTCTGGTAATATTAGTGCTTCAAGTACTACTACATATAACTTGACACCAGCTACGTTTGCTGAACCAGGTGAAACTATTTTCTCATTCATTGCTACACCAGGTGAAAGAGCAACAGTGGACTTCAGTGAGCTAAAAGAATTAACAAATACACCATTAGGCGGAAGAGGAACATTCCCGAATGGTCCAGACGTTCTTGCTATCAATGTGTACAAGACTAGTGGAAATAATGTTAATGCAAACGTTATTCTAAACTGGGGTGAAGCGCAGGCTTAATTGGTTGCTGAGTTAGAAACAACTATAAACGTATCGTTTTCTAACTCAGCAACACCCACTTCTGTAATACTAGAATTAGCAGACACCGCTTCGAATTGATGGGGCTGTAGTTCAATAATGTTAGCAGTTTGACCTTCTTCCAAAACCACTTCTTTTAGTTCTCCAGACTGTGTGTCGATCCATCGTAATTTGATTTTGCCTGCATTAACAAAAATGCTTTTTCTTTTTTCTTTGTGAAAAATCATATCAGTACAAGAGCCTTCTTTTTCTAGTACAATTATTTTTCCTGAATAACTCTCATCCGACGCCCATAAAAGGTCATATCCATAGTTTGTTTGTATTGCTCCAGTAGACTTCATTTTGTTTCCTTCAATAAATGTAAAACATCAAAGACAGTTTCTAGTTTTTTAAGATTAACTTTACTCTGAAGAGTGTTACGTAATCCGTGATGCAACGGTTTTGGCCACTTGCTAAAACTAACCCAAGCATATCCGTCGTGTTCGTTATTTAAACACGGAATAAACTCGTTGTCAATAACACAGAGATAGGTGTGAAAATAAAATCTTTGATCGTTGCTAATAAAACTTTCTAGAGGAAGTGTTTTTTTGATGTCTGGCAAAAACCCAATTTCTTCTTCTATTTCTCTTTTTAGACCTTCCCATGGAGTTTCTAAACCTTCATTGGTGCCACCCACAAGCCCCCATAGATTATCGCGTTTTCCTTGAGCTCTGTGCAAGAACAAGAATCTATTGGTTTCAAGAGTATAAAAGAGAGCACCGCTGCAAACTATTCTGTCATTCATACAAGTAATTAGCCGTCTAGTTCAATACGCCAGGTGCCAACTGGGTAATCGCCGTCTATAGACTTGAACCATTCGCCGTCTTTGTACCTATATTGAGTTCCGGTGTTGAGGTTAGTTGTGTATGTGGTTTCTGTAGATTCAGAAGCGTCAAATACTATGTTCCAGTTTGATCCGTCCCATTCTACAATGTCATTTGCATTTGCCACAAGTCCAGATCCGTCAGCATTTTTCCAAGCATTGGGCACTTCAGTAGCAATGTCCGATCCTACATCTTCTAGTAACAACAGTCTTGTGCCAGCTTGTTTGATACTTGTAGGGTTAAATCTAGTAGGATCTATAATATAATCAATATTGGTCTTGCCTTGGATTACACTGTCGGTGGGGAAAGTATCAGTATCAAAATCTATCTCAATTTTTCCTTCATCAAAAGGATTGAGACTGAATGTGCCAGTCACAGTCAAACTATTGTCTACATTTGTTAGATATATTTGACTGACTCCAGCAGAATACGTGCCAGGCAGTGCTTCAAATATTTCTCTCCAGCTGACATTTCCTACCACACCTCTAGCAATTAATTGTGCTGATCCTGTGTCAAGATACAACCCATATGTGTTGTAATTTAGATTGGCCATTTCGTTGGCAACTTCAGACTGGGCTTTATAGCCGTATTCGTTGACCACTGAACCTGGTCTAGGAAAATCGTCGTATTGATTTAGTTGTGGAGCACTTACGCCATCCTCGATTGTTCCACGTTCTTCGTCAAACATACTGGTAATAACATTGGTAATAACACCCATTTTCTTGACTTTGGTGGGCGGACTAATGTATATAGGAACACTGAATGTAAGTGTTGCTATATCAATTTCACTGTCTACACCAACGGGCACACTGCGATTGCTCCAAGTTACATTTTCAAGATTAACCACAGTAATACTAGTCCAATCGATAAAGTTGTCAGTTGTCTGCATTTCCAAACTAGGATTGAACAGCACTAGTATTTGTTCTAATAATTGTAATTTTTGATCTGTGTTGCTAGCCCATATATCTGCGTTCAGACGCATGAGATAAGGTGTAGGAATCAATCGTTCTACAGTATAGTTTTTGCCTTGATAGTTTAGATATTCGCCAGCGTCTTCATCGTATGCACGTTCTCTAATATTTGTTTTACGAGTGTAAGTGGCGTCTGTCAATCTTTCTCTGTCTAATTCAAGACCTGTAATATAAACACTTATGCGTGGTGCACTAGGTAGCTTGTTTTCTGAGTTTTCTCTGATGATATTTGCAACTTGTCTAGTCAAGTCGCCATACATCACAGGAACTTCTTTGGTATTTCCTTTGCCGTCTTTGACAGGAAAATTACTCAGTATACGCATCATCTGAGTAGTGTATCTTCTTATTTGACCGTCATAAAAATGTAACATTAATTATCTGCCCTTGGACGAAGTGCTTTACTAAGGCTTTGACGTTCTTCAACAGTTTCGCCACCAATCTCGCTGGTGTTTGTATTATTAATAAAGCTGGATTTTTGTGTTTGACGTTCTAGTGTATTGCTAAGTGTCATTCTAATGTCATCGTTGACTTTGACCCAACGTTGCCCATCATATCTAAACATTCTATTAGGTAAAAAGTCTGTGCGTAAAAAATAATCACCTTCGTTGTTGTCTCTTGGAAAGGCTATACCAAAACCGAAAGGCGCTCCATTTGGAGCAGCGTCGCCTGTGCCAACTAGATAACCAGTATAGCCCTCTCTTTCTGGTCTGTTGGTTATTTCGTCTGCACCAACGGTTATTCCGCTAGCATCTAATTCTTCGCTGTCGGCTGTGCGCAAATCAATGGTTCCGTCGTCATTGGTAGCTACAGTATAGTAATGACTAATATCATAACCGCTTTTAGGAGCGTCTGCTTCTGCTTGAGCCACTACCGCATTACTGATTTGCATCTCTTTTTCGTATGTGCTGAGTATGTCACGCAGTGTAGTATCAGTGTCTTCGCCTGCTGGCAGATCCAATATTTCTGCATACTCTTGTCCATCGTAGATCTGTTTTAGTTTTAATCTGTACAAATGAGGATACCATGTTGGGCTAAATCCTTCTGCTGCACGATTCACATCTTCAATGACATAAAATCTTTTTAGTGCAAAGTCTAGATCATTTAAAGCGTATTCATCTTTGAGATGGGGCAACTCTATCACATCACCTGAGATGGGCTTGCGCCCAATTGTTTTTACTATACTGTTGATATGCACAGTTAAGAATAATGTATCGTTGCTCAAGAATAAACCGAACTGACTAAGATCAAAATCGATATCTTGCACGTTGTATATGCCACGTGTGGTATAAACGTCTGGATCGTATTTTCTATCTCTATTCTCTAGAAACAATAGGTCTTGTATGTTTGTTTCATTTACAATATCATAGGTTGGCTGATCAGCAGTGCCTTGGCCTTCTGCAGGATTTTCAGGACCTAAGTATTTGTGTATGTTTATATCAGTACCACCGATGGTGAACATTTCATAAACTTGTCTGTCTATGAAATGAAAATCATTGCCGCGTTCTGGTTTATATAAGCTAAGTCTTGGCATATACATATTTATCGATAAATACAATACGGAGAATATAACATTATGGCAGACTTGGCAACACAAAAACAAGAAATATTTGACTATGTAAATGCATTTTTAGGCGGCGGCATGGTCGATGTTGAACTTGACCCAGTACATTATGAGACTGCACTAAAAAAAGCACTCACACGTTTTAGACAACGCAGCGATAACAGTGTAGAAGAATCGTACATGTTTCTTACCACAGTCATTGATCAAAATGAATACACACTGCCCAATGAAGTAATTGAAGTGCGTAAATTGTTCCGTAGAAGCATCGGCAGCAGAACAGGCGGCGGCGACGGCGGCAGTTTGTTTGAACCGTTTAACCTAGCTTATACAAACACATATTTGTTGTCAAGTAGTAAAATGGGTGGATTAGCCACATATGATTTGTTTGCGCAACATCAAGAATTGGTTGGTCGTATGTTTGGTAGCTTTATTGAATTCAAATGGAATAGTTCTACTAAAAAACTAACACTGCTTCAACGCCCAAGAGCAGAAGAAGAACTGTTGTTGTACTGCTACAACTATCGTCCAGATAGTGAACTTATCAGCGACTATCTTGCCAATCAGTGGATCAAAGACTACACACTGGCAGCATGTAAATATATGCTAGGCGAAGCACGTTCAAAGTTTGCTACTATTGCAGGTCCACAAGGCGGAAGCACTCTTAACGGTGACACGCTAAAGGCAGAAGCACAAGCTGAAATGGAAAAGCTAGAAACAGAAGTCAGCATGGCAGTCCCAGGCGGTGTAGGCTACGGATTCTTAATAGGCTAAAAAACACCTGAGTTTACGCTAACATTTACATATGCTGTAAATACAATATAACAAAGGAGTTACATTGTGTGCAGTCCATTTGTGCGTAAAGAAGCCAACCGCTTTTACTGGATAGTAAAAGGTTCATTAATCCCCCAATCATGGTCCGACAAAGATGTGGAAGGTATATACGATAGCTATATGAAACGCATCTGGGGCAATCACGAAAATTGTGTTCATGAAAGAGGCTTTCCTGCTGCTTGGGCAGAAAGAGAAGCAGAAGAAATAAACCGAGTTGCAGTATTAGGTTACGATTAAGGTTGACAACGCAAACTAAGATGCTATAATATATGTATTCTTAGAGGAGTTTGTATGTTACCAAAGCTATTAGTTGTAGGCCATGGACGCCACGGCAAAGATACTGTATGCGAGCTGCTACAAGCATACGGATATACATTCCAATCATCATCTAAATTTTGTTCAGAACTTTTTATCTTTGACGATCTAAAAGACAAGTACGGTTATGCAGATGAAGAAGAATGCTACAATGATAGACACAATCATCGCACTGAGTGGTATAATATGATTCATGATTATTGCCGAGATGATCTTGCAAGACTAGGACGCAACTTGTTTGCAAAACATGATATCTATTGTGGACTACGCAACAAGCGTGAGTTCTTTGCAATGAAGAATGAAGAAATCTTTGATTATGCAATCTGGGTAGATCGTACAGATTACTTGCCTACTGAAGACCCTAGCTCAATGAGCATTGAACAGTGGATGTGTGATTACACAATTGACAACAATGGCGACTTGGATAGACTTAAATTTAATGTGAATATCTTAATACGTACGATCTTTAAAAATCGGGGGTTAGATCTCCCTGTCGCCAACGAACACCTTCTTTCTGTATAATGCGCTGACAGTTAGCACATACTGTTTTAAGATTACTTGGACGACAATTATTCAAATCTCCGTCAATATGAAATACATTGAATTGTTCGCTATGTTTTGATCGAAATCCACACTTTTCGCAAACATCTTTTTTCTCATAACCGTGTTGTTTCCATTTTGGAATACCATGACCTGTGCCGTTGCGCAAGCAAGTTTCGCATAGCTTACGATAGTAAGTTCTGTTTCCTTTTTTGTAATTTATAGCTGCCGGACGTTGTCCGCACTTGCATAATGGTCTCATATGGTATTTAGTCACCTTTTCGGTCCCTTTTTCGGGGTGTTATAACAGGTGATTTGCTTATATTATAATAAATACTAGTAGAGAACATACACTATCCAACAGGAGAAAAAACATGGCATTAGTATCACCAGGCGTAGAAGTAAATGTAATTGACGAAAGCTTCTACACCCCGGCGGCAGCTGGTACGGTACCTATGATATTTGTTGCATCTGCAGAAAATAAAACATCGAGCAGTGGAGCAGGGATCGCAGCAGGTACAACAAAAGCAAACGCTGGTAGACCTTACTTAATCACCAGCCAAAGAGAGCTTGGTGAAACATTCGGCGATCCATTGTTCTACAGCGACAACAATGGCAACATGATTCACGGTGGAGAGCTTAATGAATACGGCCTCCAAACTGCTTACTCATTATTGGGTGTAAGCAACAGAGTATACGTGGTAAGAGCAGATCTAGACTTAGGCAAATTAGAAGCAAGCGCAACAGCACCAGGCGGCGAGCCAGCTGATGGCGCTTATTGGTTTGACACACAAGTTACTAACTTTGGTTTACTGGAATGGAATGCTGCACCTGTAACAACCACAGGCGGACAGAGCTTTACGTCAGTAACACCAACAGTGATTATTGAAACCAGCGACATTGATGATGTCACAGATGCACCAAAAACTTCGATTGGACAAATTGGTGATTATGCAGTAGATGCAACTACAACTGCTAATAGAGTGTTTTATAAAACTGCTGGTAACGCAGTTGGTGTAACACCAGGCAGTTGGGTAGAAGTTGGCAGCACAGATTGGAGTGCTAGTTGGCCTGCGGTAAGAGGCGCAAACTCTAATCCATCACTTACAATTGGCGATTCACTAGTAATTAACGGAACACAAGTTGTATCGAGTGGTGAAACAATTACTACTTTAGCAGTTGATATTAATGACGCAGGCATCACAGGTGTCTCAGCAGCAGTTGTAGACAGTGCATTAGAAATTTATTCAACTGGTGTAGATGTTGTTATTGCAGGAGGCATTGGAACACTCACAGGAAGCGTGGGAACAGAATCAGATGCAGGTGCACTGGGAATTGTAGAAGCTACTTACAGTGCTCCTAGATTGGTTGCACAAGCTCATACGCAAGTGCCTGAGTACAAGTCAACAGACGACAATCCTGCTCCAAGCGGATCTGTTTGGATCAAAACAACAGAACCCAATGCAGGCGCTGAGTTCCGTGTCAAGCAATATAATAGTGACACACAACTTTGGGAAGCTATTAGTTCTCCAATGTATACCACTCCAGAAGCTGCGCTATACAATTTGGACAGAAGCGGCGGCGGAGCAAATCTTGTAACAGGCGATATATTTGTCAAAACAAATATCGAAGAAGCTGATCCTGCAATAGCTAATTTTAAAATCTACAGCAGAGTAACACAAGGCGCAACACAGATAGTAAGCAGTAAAATTACTGATCAAGTAGCTGCTGGAACATACAGTTTTGATATGGAAGAAACTACTGTAGGAGCTCTTGCCAGAGGAACTGCAAAAACTATTACAGTTGAAACTTTCGGTGCAAGCACTGACGCTGATGCAATAGCTGGCGAAATCAACAGTGCAGGATTTACTAATATTGTTGCTCTTGTTAATGCTAACAATCAAATTGTCATTCAGCACAAAACCGGCGGCGAAATACGCATTGCAGATACTGATGGCGTTTTAAATCTAGCAGGATATACACCATTTAACTTGACTACCGAAGCTGGAACAGTAAATCTATATGCAGCGCCAACAGGCGATGCCACTAATGACTGGGTTGCTAGTAATTGGAAAGAACTAAGTTATACTGCATCAGACGACGAGCCACTAAGTTTAACAGCAGACGGCGAGATATGGTACAGTTCAGTAGTAGACGAAGTTGATATAATGATACACGATGGCCAAAATTGGGTAGGGTATCAAAACTTTAGTGCAGCATACCAAGACACAAATCCATCAGGACCAATTGTAAGTGCAACAGAGCCTACAACACAAACTGATGATACTGCTCTTGTAGACGGAGATTTGTGGATCGATACTTCAGATATTGAAGAGTACGGCAACGTTTATCGTTACAATGGCACATTGCAAAGCTGGGTGTTGTTGGATAAAACAGACCAGACAACAGAAAACGGTATACTATTTGCAGATGCTCGTTGGAGCGATGCAGGCAGCAATAGCGCAGAAGCATCTATCGAAGATTTGCTCACAAGTGATTACTTGGATCCAGATGCACCTGATCCTGCACTATATCCAAAAGGTATGCTGCTTTGGAACCAAAGACGCAGTGGCTTTAACGTAAAACGTTTTGAGCGCAACTATATTGACACAGCCGGCGACAATGATCGCAATAGTGAAAACGAAGGCGAGTCAATGGACGGTTACTATCCGCATCGTTGGGTTACCGATTCAGGTAACAACGAAGACGGATCAGGCACATTCGGACGTAATGCACAGCGTAAGAGTGTAACTCAAGCACTACAAGCAATGGTAAACAGCAATCAAGACATTCGTGATGAAGAAAGTCGTCAGTTTAACTTGATGGCTTGCCCAGGATATCCAGAGCTAATTGGCGAAATGATCACACTTAATTATGATCGTAGACTTACAGCATTTGTTGTAGGCGATACACCATTCCGTTTAACACCTGACGCGACATCACTCAACGAATGGGCAACTAACGTTAATCTTGCAGTTGAGGACAATGACTTGGGCGCAGTAAGCAGAGACGAGTATATGGCTATGTACTATCCAGCTGGATTTACAAGCGATAACTTTGGAAACAACGTTGTTGTTCCAGCAAGTCACATGGCATTGCGTACTCTAGTGCTTAACGATCAGGTTGCTTTCCCTTGGTTTGCACCAGCAGGCACAAGACGCGGCGGCGTAACAAATGCTACTAGCTCAGGTTACATCAACAGCGAAGGCGAATTTGTAAGTGTTGCACTAAACACTGGACAACGCGATACACTATATGCGCAGAATATAAACCCGATTACGTTTATTAGTGGAGCTGGATTGGTTGTATTCGGTCAGAAAACTCGTGCAAGAAATGCAAGTGCGCTGGATCGTGTAAACGTAGCACGTTTGGTTGTTTACTTACGTGGACAACTGGAACTGCTTGCAAGACCTTACTTGTTTGAGCCAAATGATAAGATCACAAGAGATCAAGTCAAAGCAGCAGCAGATTCATTGCTTCTAGAACTTGTAGGACTTAGAGCACTGTATGATTTCTTGGTAGTGTGCGATGAGTCAAATAATACTCCAGCAAGGATTGATAGAAATGAGCTATACTTAGATATTGCTATCGAACCAGTCAAAGCAATTGAGTTTATTTACATACCATTGCGTATTAAGAACACAGGAGAAATTGCAGCACTAGGATAATATGCGTACTTATTAGACGGGGATACGTCCCCGTCTAAATATGCATAAATACTACTGTAATAGGAGAATAGAATGCCAATCACAACATTACAAAATATAAGTGTACCAACTGAAGGCGCGGGTAGTAATAGTTCATTACTAATGCCTAAGTTACAGTATCGCTTTCGTGTGTTCCTAGATAATTTTGGAACAACAGGCGGCCCTGACGGAGTAAGAGAAATTTCAAGACAGGTTATAGATGTAAGTCGTCCAAACCTCAGTTTTGAACAAATGACAATTGATGCTTACAACTCAAGAACATATCTTGCAGGCAAGCACACATGGGAACCAATTGCGTTAAACCTTCGCGAAGATGCAAACAACAATGTACAGAAGATTGTTGGACAACAGCTACAACGTCAGTTCGATTTCTTCGAACAGTCAAGTGCAGTATCAAGCGGCAGTTACAAGTTCCAAACTAGAATTGAAATTCTAGATGGTGGTAATGGAGCAACAGGTCCAAACGTGATTGATAGATATCACTTGGTAGGATGCTATATTGAAAGTGCAAACTACAACACACTTAATTATGCAACAAACGAACCGGTAACAGTTGCACTGTCAATTCGTTATGACAATGCTATCCAGTTTGGTGCAGACGACGACTTTGTTGGCGTGGGCGAGCCAGTTGTACGTTCAACTGCTGCTTCAACAGGCGGAACTCAAGTTACCAACTAATAAAATTTTGGTTGGTTTCTATTCAAAGAAGCGAGGACTTAGGTTCTCGCTTTTTTATTATCTGCACACATTATAACAACGGATAAATATTTGTATGAGCATACAAGATCCATATCTAGTAAATGTTGACTTAGATGTACATCTAAGAGATGCAAGACATGCCAACAGATTGTTCACAGAACATTCATTTGCACTTGCACCTAAAACTAAATTTTTGTATCATGTGGTTTTCCAACCTTTTGCAGGAGATGCAGGAGTAGGAGATAAGACCACATCGAATAGTTTAAAGTTTCAAAAAGAAATAGGTGTACTTGCCAAGTCGGTTGATCTTCCGCAGTATAGAGCAAGTGTCGACAACAAACAACAGTACAATCGTAAAAAGAATATACAGACTAGAATAGACTATCAAGACGTAACCATACGTTTTCACGATGATAACAACGGTCTTACACGATCCATGCTAGAAGAATACTATCGTTATTATTTTAGAGATGGCAACAACGATCCAAGAGAAAATGCATTCAATCCTAGAGACAAGTACAGTGAAAGAGTGCCCAAATATGGATTGGACAATGGAAAAATTGCACCTTTCTTCAGTTGGATTAAAATTTATCAACTGGCTAGACGAAACTGGTTTAGTTATACTCTTATAAATCCTCTAATCAGTCAATGGGGTCACGACACTGTGGATAGTGCAGATGGCTCCGGCTTGATGGAAAATAGCATAGCCGTTGCATATGAAGGTGTTCTTTATGACCATGGTAACATAGATGGTAGTGAACCACTAGGATTTACAGACGAAGAAACTCGTTACGATAATGCTCCTAGTCCGCTAGGGTATGCCAGCGACGAGCCGAGAACAAGACTTGCAGAACCTACTCTATTAGACCCAAGAAACAGCACTCCGCGAGGGTTGTTGCCTAGAGTGAGCAATGATCAACGAGTTGTACCGAGATCTGAAGTAGGAGTTATAAATCAACTCCCTGGAGCATTGCCAGAGTATTTAATACCTACTCAAGATACACAAAGCACAACAATCACGAGCACTGCACAAGTTTTTAATAGAAGAATAACCAGTGCAGACGGTTTAATAAGTGAATTAAACAGCAACCCTAGTGCAAAACGTAGTTTTACAGCACGTTCATTGAACAGTGGGTTCATTGAAGGCACCAATTTTTCTTCCTATCAGACTCTTGACACTAATTCTCAGAGATCCATTGAAGAAAATTTAGAAACTGCTATACAAAACAACAACAAAAAGATATCAGGATTTGCACAAGACGCAATTAACCAATCCAAGGAGCGCGATTTCTAATGGCAAGAACAGATAGCGTAAGCGAAACATCAAAAGATTTAACCAAACAATTTTTTGACAACTACTACAATCAACAAATCAACTACAATGCTAGTGAAGTAGATGCAGTAATCGGATACTTTTTAAAAAGAGGATTCGAAAAAATTGCAGCAGTAAACACTGCCAGTGTTTTATTGCAACAAGCAAGCATCGATCAAATAACAGTATTTCAGTTGTTGGACACTCTTAAAGGAGTAAACGATGTACAACTTAGTAATATTGTTGCACAAATATTAAACATCAATAGATCAAAAACCAGCACAATTGGATACAGAGTTGCTGACAAAACTCAACTGTTTGATCAAAGACAAATAATTGTATAATGGGACGTTTTGCACAAGGAAAATTCAATCTCAAAAACCCTAACAAATATATAGGCACAAAAACACCTACATATCGATCAGGGTGGGAATTTCATTTTATGAAATTCTGCGATGAGCATCCAAGTGTAAATCAATGGGCAAGCGAAGCAATACGCATACCTTATCGCAATCCTCTCACAGGCAAACAAACAATATATGTTCCTGATTTCTTTATAGCATATGCTGACAAAGGCGGCAAGCAAAGAGTTGAACTAATAGAAGTAAAACCTGCAAATCAAGCACGACGTGATAAACTAGGCAAGAGCAAAGTAAATCAAGCTCATTGGGTGGTAAATCAGGCCAAGTGGGAAGCTGCAAGAGCATGGTGCAAGCAAAAAAAGATATTGTTCCGCATTGTTACCGAAGATGATATATTTCATAGAGGCACAAGACGATAAATAATAGTAGTATATAATGGAAACCGCTATGACTAAAAAACTTGAAGACCTTTTAAATCTTCCTGATGCAAAAGAAATAATAGAGCAAGCTGAAGAACAAGAAAATCAACAAAAAAAGTATGAGGTCGAAGAAGCGGAACAAACGTTTCGTGATATAGCAGAATTTGACAAAATTAGTTCTGCTCTTCCTGCTGTTAAGGGCTTGGGAGAAATGGCTGACAAAGAACTCAACGAAGTTGCTGACAAGGCAATGACAGCATATGAAGACTTGATGGACTTGGGTATGAACGTTGAAAGTCGTTATAGTGGGCGTGTATTTGAAGTAGCAGGCGGCATGCTTAAAACCAGTCTAGATGCTAAAGTTGCTAAACTAGACAAGAAACTCAAGATGGTAGAACTGCAACTCAAAAAAGAAAAAATGGACAAAGACGGATCCAACAACGACGGTGACATTGTTAACGGTGAAGGTTATGTTGTGACGGATCGTAACAGTCTTTTAGAGAAACTAAAAGGTCTTGATAAAGATAAATAACATATAATAGGATTATTGCGCAATGAGATCTTTTAAAGAAATATTAACAGAATCTAAAAAAACATATGAATTTAAAATTGGTGTAGCCGGCGAGTTGCCTGAAGACTTTCAGGATCGCTTGGAAACAGCTCTACAAAAATTCAATCTAGTAAACATATCGTCAGGAAAGAAAACTCCTATCCAAGAACGACCTTTAGATTTCCCACAACTACAAAACATGGAAGTGACCTACTTTGAAGCAGAAGTAGAGTATCCAACTACCTCACAGGTGTTGCAGGAATATGTTGGAAGTTGTTGTGTGGTTCCACAGAGCAATATTATTGTACGCAATGCTAACGATCCTAGAGAAGACTATCAAGCAGAAAAAGACGATGCACCTTATGAAGCTATGTTGACCACAGAAGACCTGGGCGGCGAAAGTGCTCAAGAATCAGTAGGCGGTAGTCGTGTTATGGAATTGTTGAAAGAGCTAGAAACAGCTCGCAAAGAAAATAAACATAGCGGCGCAGAAGGCGCACCTGTCGGTGAGTCGCAAGACATCGACGATACAGAAAATACAAAAAGTCCGATAGGGAGCTAAAAAATGTCAGATATTAAAAAACTAATCGAATCAATGGATCGAATCGAAGAATGCGGAATGGACGAAGGCGGAATGCCAGCGTCTTTGCCTGCACCAGAAATGGATCGCGGCAATCCAGTAACACTCAATGTTAGTATGAATGCAAGCGGCAAAGAGCATGTTGAAGATCTGCTAGACATGATGAAAAATGCAGGTTTAGGTGATGCAAAACCAGCAGCTGATGCAATGTTACCCATGCGCATGGACATGGAACGTCTAAGAGGCATGATGGACGAGCCAGAAAAAGATGGTAAGTTGGATTTAGACATGAACGACGATCATCAGCCTGACTTGGACACAGAAGAAGTAGAAGGCTATGATAACGAACCAGATCCAGAATATCAAGATCATGAGTACATGACCAAAGATCTCAGCGGTGGTCTTAACCGTGAGAAGAAAGCATATGCTGCTGCACAAGACGGCGACAATGCTATGGCTGTTGAAGAGATCAAAGCAAAGTTAATGGCTGCACTTGCTGAAAAGCAAAAAGATCAAGACGATGACGGCGACAACGACTTTGACGATGTAAAAATTGCACGTATGAAAGCCAGCGGCATGGATCATGACGAAGCTGTTGCAAAGGTTAAAGGTAAAAAATAAAACTAGTATTACGGTGGGGTTACACCAAATAGGCTCTTCGGAGCCTATTTTTTTGGATAAGTATTTGTATGGCTAGTAAAAGTTTAGATGGTGTTTTAACCAAAAAAGCAAATACAAAAGAAACATACACAAATGAACAAGTCGAAGACTTGATGAAATGTATGGATCCAAACGAAGGTTATCTTTATTTCGCTCGTAAATTTGCTTACATTCAGCATCCTGTCAAGGGCAAACTACTGTTTGATCCTTTTGAATATCAGTTAAGACTGATGCACAGCTATCACAACTATCGTTTTAACATCAATATGATGCCTAGACAAACGGGCAAAACTACATGTGCTGCTATCTATCTTGCTTGGTATGCAATGTTTCATCCTGATCAGACCTGTCTTATTGCTGCACACAAGTACACAGGTGCTCAGGAAATTATGTCACGTATTAGATACGTATACGAAACATGTCCAGATCACATACGTGCCGGTGTTACAAGCTATAACAAAGGCAGTATAGAGTTTGAAAACGGTAGTCGTATTGTAGCACAAACAACAACAGGCAACACAGGACGTGGTATGAGTATCTCGCTGCTATACTGTGACGAGTTTGCATTTGTGCAACCTAATATTGCGGAAGAATTTTGGACTAGTATTTCACCTACGCTAGCAACAGGTGGTCGTGCAATTCTTACCAGCACACCCAACAGTGACGAAGATACATTTGCTACTATCTGGAAACAAGCAGAAGACAAGTTTGATGATCATGGCAACGAGCAAGAAGTAGGACGCAACGGATTCCACAGCTTTAGAGCACATTGGAGTGAACATCCAGATAGAGACGAAGAATGGAAATCAGACGAAATAGGCAGAATAGGTGAAGAAAAGTTCCGTCGTGAGTATGACTGCGAATTCCTAGTATTTGACGAGACGTTGATCAACAGTATCAAATTAGCTGCCATGGAAGGCAGTAATCCAACTCTAAATATGGGACAAACACGCTGGTATAAAAACCCTACCAATCAATACACATATGTGGTTGCACTGGATCCTAGCATGGGCACAGGCGGGGATTATGCAGCAATACAAGTTTTTGAATTGCCCAGTTATGAGCAGGTAGCAGAATGGCAACACAATCAGACAGCTATACCTGGGCAAATACGTGTGCTCGGTGATATATGCAAATACCTAGCAGAACAAACAAAAAATCCTAACGGTATATACTGGAGTGTAGAGAACAACGGTATCGGTGAAGCAGCACTTATTGTTATCAATGACTTTGGCGAAGAAAATATTCCAGGATTGTTTGTAAGCGAGCCCATGCGCAAAGGACATGTTCGCAAGTTCCGCAAAGGGTTCAACACCACACATAGTACCAAGATTACTGCATGTAGTAGATTGAAAACCATGATTGAAAACGACAAAATGTTGGTCAGATCCAAACCATTGTTGTCTGAACTCAAAGGGTTTGTTGCAACAGGATCCAGCTATCAAGCAAAATCAGGACTCACAGATGATTTGGTAAGTGCAACACTGCTTGCAATTAGAATGATGAGTGTGTTAAAAGATTGGGATCCAAGAGTTTACAGCACATTCACACAGGCAGAACACGACGAAGATTACGAGGCGCCAATGCCGATCTTTATTAGCAGCAATTATTGATAAATACAATATGATGGAATTTGACAGAATAGGTGAAGATCTTTTCAACAAGATCAGAGGAAGGTTTTCAGAAGTTACCATAGGTGATGAAGAAGGCAATATTACTAATGAGCCAGAAAAGGCACGTTTCTTTGATTTTGATTATAAAGGCTTGGGCAAAGTTAGTGTGAGTATCAGTGAAGATGACGGACTTGCTGTTATCTATTCTAAAGACTTTATTAGTAATGAAGATCAACTCACACAAAAAGAATGGTACAACTTTTTAAAAGAATTGCGTGTGTTCAGTAAAAAACGCATGTTGGAATTTGGTGTAAGAGATATTACCAAGTCAAACTTGAACAAAAGAGATTATAAATTTTTAGCAAATCGCTCTGGGGATGGAACAATGAATGAATCGAAGTTATATGGCACTTCCACTATTAGCTACCAAAAAATAGGCGAAGCACGTATAATGATTAAGCACACCGAAAGTATTAATCAAGAAACTGCTACAGGACGCACACAAAAGATTGGCAAAATCTACATTGAATCGCCAGAAGGTGAAAGATTCAAGTATCCCTACAAACATCTAAGTGGTGCTAGAGCAATGGCTAGACACGTAGCTGAAGGCGGCAATGCTTATGATGACTTTGGCAAGCACATTGTAGGACTTTCAGAAGAAATGGGCAAACTACGCAAGTTTAAAAACTACGTAGGACGCAGTGCTGTAATGGCAGAAAGCCTTGAAGGATACATGGACATTGTCAAAGAGCGTATCAGCACAGTAAAGAAAACAATAGAGAATCTTCAAAAACCAAATCACTACAAAGAAGCATTTGACAATTTTGAAACTCCAGTCATGGAAGATGTACCAAGTGATGTTGCTGAAAATTGGATCGATGAATTGACCATTAAACAGTTCAACGAAGAACTAGAAGATATTTTTCCATACATCTACAATCTAGTAAAAGAAGGCACCAAAGCAGTTGAGCTAGGCCCAGACGATTTAACAGCAGAAGGCATTGCACAAGCAAAAAGAAATGTTGGTGTAGACGACAAGCCAGGAAATCCTTGCTGGGATGGTAAAAAACTCGGCAAACCTAAAACAAAGATGAAAGGCGGCAAGCGAGTCCCTAATTGTGTTCCAGAAGAAATTGAATTAGAGCAAGGCTTTGAAGAAATGTTGGGACAGTTTGCAGAAGCAGAAGAGTGCGAAGATTGCGGCTGCACACCTTGCGAGTGCAATAAAAACGAAGACGACGACACAATGGATGTCAAGATTGATCCTAAAAAAGGCACCATGCAAAAAGACACCGGCGAAGAAGAAAAAGAAGCCAAGACACCATTAGGCGAGTTTATACTATCATACTACGACAGAGAAACAGGCGAGTTCCCTAAAGGCGAAACAGCAGTACTTACAATGGTAGAAAAGGATTACGGCGAGCAGTTCATAGAACCTGCTAAGGCGTTTATCGAATCAATCAATCAAACTTTTGAAACATTCCAGATGTCAGATCAATCACAACAGTTGGATACACAAGAGTATGACAGAGTTAGAGAGTTAGCAGGTTTAAAATAATCTGCTAACTTTTTAAAAATCTTGACAATTTATAGTTGACAAGATAAATAAAACCGTGTAGTATAAACAGTGTGCTACACAAATAGGCACGAAGCATATAGGCAAATATTATAGGAGAAAAGGCACTATGGCAAGTTTAGCAGAAATCCGAGCAAAGCTTAAAGCACAAGAAGCAAACGCAGGCGGCAACAAAGGACCCAGCGGTCCAAACCCAATTTACCCATTTTGGAATATGAAAGAAGGCGAGAGTGCTACTCTACGTTTCCTTCCTGATGGCAATGCAGACAACACTTTCTTTTGGGCAGAACGTTTGATGATCAAACTTCCGTTCGCAGGTGTTAAAGGCGAAACTGATAGTCGTCCTGTACAAGTACAAATCCC